TACTTCAAAAGCAACCTCTTTAGTTAGTGGATGGATGTATTTAGACACCTTTGTAAAAACGATTAGTGATGTCTCCTTCCCATGCCATTGAATACAATGTAGCAGGTGAAGGGTGTGTGGATTTAAGTTTTACTGTTAAGTTTTTATTTCTTTCATATACAGGTATGGTTTGATCTATATCTTCATGAAACTGTACTCTATTAGCACCATAATTATCAGCTAAAGGTGGTTCCCATGTTTCACTATAAGAAGGTTTACCAACTCTATCTATAGTTGTAGTATACATACCTGATGGACCTAAACTAAATTTCAATCTATGTACAACTAAAGATGATCTTGTATCAGCTCGTGTATTATTACCAGATGTTTGTGTTTGATATATAGTAGGTAATTGTACTTCCATATCAAACTGATACCCTAATATAATATTATTAGTAGGTGTTACATCATCACCAGCGTTACCATCATCTACATATTGAGGATCATACGTTTTCCAGTTACCAGTAAGACTAACTTTAGTTGCACCACTCTCAGTAAATGTACTTACATTCTCTGTTCTACCTTGGAATGTAGTATCAGAAGCTGTTGGTACTGCTATTACAGCTAGTTGACCAGAACTATTATTAAATCCTGTAGGTATTGTAAATGTAGTTCTATTATTAGCAGCATCATACGCAGATAGAGACGATGATGCAACTGCTGTAGCGTTATCTAGATGGATACTATAGGTTACATCATCTGTTGTATCATTAGCTGTACCCATATCATCATCTATAAAATGACCAGTATCATCTGTCTTTAAAGAAAACCTTTGTAATACGTCCTTGTTACTATTACGTACCACTACATATAAAGCATCATCTAATACTGCATGATGTTGGATAGTACCTGATAGCTCCCAAGTAAACCAAGAGCTCTGTGTTCTTCTTTCACCTGAATTGAAATATTTATAACCATAAAGAGTAGCAGAATTTTTTTTACTAAAAAATATAACAGAGTTCTCTCTTGAATTAGAAATCTTTTCTATATCTTTATCAAATAATTTACTAACAACTTTTGTTTGATCTACAATAATAGGCTCACCTTCTCTCTCTACTCTAGCAACTTCCCAGAATCTAGTATACTTACCAGCATTATCTAAGAAGCCTACAGTAGTTCCTAATGATACAGGAGATGTTTTATAATTAAAATTATAAGTAGATAATGCATTTACCTTTGCAGTAACAGGACTTAATACATCACTATCTGTTGATAATAAGAATTGCTGATTTTTAGTAAATAATACTAAACCAGAGTTTGTCGGTATCCCATCATATACAATAGCAGGGAATGTAGAACTACATGATATATCTATATTATCATCATTGGTATATGTAATAGCAGACTTAGGCCAGAAATTAAAAAAGTCTCCGGGTTGAGACATGATAATATTCTCATCACTCAGAAGGACTAATCTATTTCTATAGAACAACATTTTATTTATCTTCTTACCAATGAATGATGGTAGAGGAGCTGTTGTATCATCACCAACTAAACACTGAGACCAATCAATCTGCTTAACAGTAAATGTACCATTAGATTCTCTGACCATTTGTATAGGTAAGGTACCATCATCAAAGTCAATGTTTCTATTAGGTTGTGGGCACTCTTCCCATACACCTTCACCATCTCTATTATTATTACCAATGAATTTTACATAATAATCATCTTCGTTTGCATCACTATTCTTAACTTTAACTACATAACCATGCTTACATTGTTTAGGTAAATCAGCATCTGTCATTACTGAATCAGTTAAGACATTCATTAATTCAGGATTAGGTGTAGATACATTAAAAGCAGCATCAGTTCTAGTTATATATAAACCAGTACCTATCTGTTGAATTGTAAATCCATTGCCAGTATCATTTGATGCATGACCCACAATAGACTGTCTGATTTCACCTAATATAGAGTCTGCAGTTACAGCTGTATTACCATCAAATGGTGTAGGAGTAGGTCGCACCAATGCTAGATTAGCTAACACATTAGATGTACTAGATTCAGCTACGGTTACTGTGTAATTGGTATCATGTACAGGTGTAGTCATGGTGACATCGCATGTGTTACCTGTACCCCAACCTTCACCACCATATAGTAAATCACACTTTACTTGGTATCTACATTTATAAGTAGAATCAACTGCGCCACCGGGGTTTACAGGTTGACCAACGGTAGTTACTCTGAAATATAAATTAGTCTTACCCGTCTCATCAGTCTCAGTAGCTCCGAATGTTTGAGTACCAATACTGTCGCATGTACCTGCTGTATGTAGAGCTGCGTTACTGCCAGCATCAGAATGTGCATAGCTAATATTTAAACGTGTGGCTGTAGTTATTGCTGTAGTTGTTGTATTATTATAGAATTCTAATGCATATTGCGAAGAATATTTTATCTGTTTTAATTCAATAAAAGCTTCATAAGGTTTAGCAGCTGACTTAACTGTAGACATAGCTGCAGTCTTTGTACGATTGACGAAGTAAGTATAATCGTTTAAAGTTAAAGCTTGTATGTCATGATCCGCTGTATGCGTTAAATAGTTAGCTAAAGCTGTAGCTGTACCACTATCAAAGTTAACTGTCTGTGCAGATCCATCACTACATTTCCATACATTTATATCACCATCTCTATGTACTTGTCCTATGTACTGTTCAGCTTCATCTCTATAATAATGAAACCATCTACCATTAACTTCTGAGTTTAATGAAGATGTACCATTATCACTTAGAGATGCTATCAATTTACTTCCGGGTCTCTTCATTAATCCTTGAATTATATCAGGATATACATTCTTTGCTTGAACAACTTGACCCGGTAATTTTAATTCATCAGGTTGTTGAGATATTCCTCCATTATAATTAGGAATTGTCTGTCTAATACTTGTCATGTGCGGCTCAATGCTCTAGATGGTTGATAAGATCTATAATAATTTTCATGACTTAAGCCAAAGAATGAGTGGTCGCCTTTGTCACATTCGTACTCCATACATGCAGCTCTAGATTGCCCTTCTTGTTGCTGTAATAATTGTACAAGTGTAGGGTTAGATACTAACTGTGCAGCTGCTCTAGATGATGCTCTATATGTTATATACCTTTGGAATACATTAGGTAAGTCTTCAAACTTATAAAGAATAA